ATACTATTTTACTGTGGATTATACAAACAGTGAAGTAGCGGACGATCCTGCCCAACACAAACAGAGTCATGTTCTTGAACTGTTAGATGCAGGAGAGTATACAGGTAACATAGTAGCGTTACCTAACAATCGGGTTCGGGTTACGCACCCTGCGTGGTTTGAGGTGGGCGAAGGCGCACCAGACTTCAGACCGAATCAACATACTTTTCATTCTAAACAGAATCATGAATACGTTTTGGATACCCAACGTGTTTTTAATAATTTATATAAAGAGGAGCAAAAAAATGACAAACAAAAGTGATAAGTATAAAGGCACTATGGTGTCAGATGAATCTATAAAAAAGAATCCAGGTTTGAATAGAGGTGTAACTAAGTATCTAACTAAAGCAGGTAGGTTTTTAATAGATAAATTTGGATCAGATGGAGAATCAGAAAATAATCCCCCAATTGGAAAACCTGTCATTCGTAAAAAGAAAGCAGGTAAAATGGTTAAAAAGAAAAGTTACGCTGCTGGTAAAATGGTCAAGAAAAAGATGATGTCCAAGGGTAAACTTGTCGGAGGTCAAGCTAAACTAGATAAGAACAGCGACGGAAAGATATCTGGTGAAGATTTTAAGATGATGTACGGTGGTGGCATGACCAAGAAGAAGATGATGGCAGGTGGTGGTGTCAAGAAGAAGATGATGGCTAAAGGTAAGATGGTTAAAGGCGGAGCCACGGGCGGAAAGAAGAAAGCCAAAGTAAGAGGCGCAGGTATAGCACGAAAAGGTGTAAGACCCGCAAAAATGAGGTAGAGGCATGATGCGTAGATACTATAAAAAGGGGGGTAAAATATGCCCATCAGGTAAAGCTTGGGCTAAACGTACATTTGATACGTACCCAAGCGCCTACGCTAACATGGCTGCTTCTAAGTATTGTAAAGATCCAAGCTATGCTAAAGGTAGTAAAAGAAAGAAGAAGTAATGGGCGCTTTAAAAGACTGGGTAAAACAGGACTGGGTTCGTATCGGCACTGATGGTAAAATAAAAGGTAAGTGCGGTACATCTAAGGATAAAAAGAACCCAGATAGGTGTTTACCACGTAGTAAAGCTAGCAGTCTTAGTCAATCTCAACGAGCCACCACAGCTAAGAAAAAGAAGCGTGAAGGCGCAAAAGGTAAAACTGTGGTAAAAAATACTAAACCTGCTACAGTAAAATTACGAACTGGCGGACTTGCAAGGAGAAGAAGACATGGCTAATACAGAAGAAGAACTAAGAGAAAAGTATTTTGATGATGACGCACTCCAGAATACTATAAGTCTACAACAATTTTTTATACAACAGGGACGACCTGATCTAGCCGAGCCTGAGAAGAAGAAAAAAGGTGGGACTATCAAGCTAAAAGGTGGCGGACTTGCACGACGTAAAAGAAGTGTAGCACGAGGATGTGGCGCTATAATGGAAAACAGACGAAAGAAAACGCAGTATATTTAGGAGGTAGTATGGAACTTGTACAAAACGGTACGTTTGCAACAGGGGAACCTGTGTACCAAATAGCAGAGAAGAATAGTGACGGTACATATAATACCGTTGTACCTGACCCGATGACAAAAGAAGAAGCGGAAGCTAGGTTAAAGTCCATGGGAGGTACAGTGGTGTCTGAGGATGCGCCTAGCTACGAATCTATGTCCAAAACCGAGTTAGAGTCAATGATGAGAGATCATGGTGTAGAGTTGGACAGACGAAAATCTAAAAGCGCTCTTCTAAAAGAAGTTGATGAATATTTTAAATCGGTCTTACATACACCTAGTAAGGAATAATAATGGCAACATCGGGTACAACAGCCTTTGACATGGACTTTACGGAGATCGCTGAAGAAGCGTGGGAACGTGCAGGACGTGAAATGCGTTCGGGGTATGATTTAAGAACTGCTCGTAGGTCTATGAATTTATTGACTATTGAGTGGCAAAACCGAGGTATAAATCTGTGGACAATAGACAGTAGCACTCAAACATTAACAGCAGGAACATCTCAATATACTCTACCTGCGGATACTATAGATTTGTTAGACCAAGTTATACGTACTAATGCAGGTAATAGTTCTACACAATCAGATCTTACCATAAGTCGTATTGGTGTAACTACCTACGCTTCCATTCCTAACAAGTTAACACAAGGTAGACCTATACAGGTGTGGATAGAACGATTACGCGATGCCCCACGTATAAACCTATGGCCCGTACCTGACAGCTCTACTACTTACACGTTTGTGTATTGGCGTTTACGTCGAGTAGAAGACGCAGGTAATGGAGTAGAGACAGCTGATATGAACTTTAGATTTTTACCTTGTCTGGTAGCAGGGCTTGCTTATAATATAGCCATGAAGACACCTGAGTTAGCTCCAAGGATAACCATGCTAAAAGCAGATTATGAAGAACAGTACAACTTAGCCGCAGGTGAAGATAGAGAGAAAATCTCTGAACGGTTTATACCACGAGTAGGGAGGATCTAGTGGCAGGTCCTTTCGCATCATCTAGAAAAGTAATAGCAGAATGTGATATTTGTGGGTTTCGTTACAAACTTAGAGAGCTAAAGAATATAATTACCAGGGGTCGAGACACCAATATAAAAGCGTGTCCAGACTGTTTTAGTCCAGATCATCCACAAAATAAACAAGGGTTATACCCTGTCAGAGATCCACAAGCTGTACGTGACCCTAGACCTGATTTTGTAGGCTACGATCAAAGTAGAAATTATCAGTGGGGTTGGAATCCTGTAGGTAATGGTAAAAATAATTATGGTTTGCAGCCAAATAATTTAGAGGCTACAAGTGCAATAGGAACAGTAACGGTGACTACATGAACTACGCATCCCTAAAAACAAATATAAATGACATCTGCGAAACTACTTTTACAGACGATCAATTAGCTATGTTTACTCAACAAGCCGAGCAGAAGATATACAATACTGTGCAGATACCTGCATTACGTAAAAACGTTACAGCGGCTACAACATCAAGTAACAAGTATCTAGCTTTACCTTCAGATTTTTTATACTCATATAGTATGTCTATTTATACATCGGCAGCGAATGTACATAGTTTTTTACTATATAAAGACGTAAACTTCATGCGAGAAGCATACCCTAATCCTTCTACTACAGGTACACCGAAGCATTACTCACAATGGTCTGATGGGTTTTTTATATTAGGACCGACCCCAGACGCAGCTTATAATGTAGAATTACACTATGGTTATTATCCAACATCTATAGTAACAGCAAGCACTACATTCTTGGGAGATGATTTTGATTCTGCTCTCTTAAACGGAGCATTGATAGAGGCTATTAGATTCCAAAAACAAGAACCAGATGTTATACAAAATTACGAAAAACTGTATTTACAATCAATTACGTTGCTAAAGAACGCATATGAAGGTAGAAATACTACAGATACCTATAGATCTGGTACTTACAAAGTAGAGGCTAGTTAATGTTAACAAACGCAATAAAAATGGGCGAAAACTTTAATGTAGATGTTGTAACTACCGACAACAGAGGTTTAACGCCTGAAGAAATAACAGCCACGTGTTTAGATAAAATTATAGCTGTAAGTGATACCGCGCCACCTGCTATAAGAGATCAGGCGCAAGCGTTTCGTACTAGTCTAGAGCATGTTATACTAGATCATATGAAACAAGCTATTCAACACGATAGGGTGACAATATACAACGCAATAAAAGACGCAGGGTACGATAAACTCGCAGAACACATAAGGAGGATATAATGGCTTTTTCGGGCAACGCATTATGTAATTCATTCAAACAAGAGTTACTAGAAGGGGTGCATAATTTTAAAAGTGATGGAAATAGTTTTAAGTTTGCTATGTTTACAAACTCCCAAGCAGGGAACGATGAGTTAGGAGGGAGTAGCAGCACTATGGATGCTACAGTCACAGCCTACAACAGTTCAGCTGCTAATGAAGTATCTTCTAGCGGTTATACAGCAGGGGGTGGTGCGTTAACTAATGTCGCTCCTTCGTTAAAATCTACCTCGACAGCCACAACACAGTTTGCAACTTTAACATTTTCTGGTGTTACTTTAACTGCAAGGGGGGCGTTGATATATAATGATACAAACAGTGACAAAGCAGTATGTGTTTTAGACTTCGGAGCAGACAAGTCAGCATCAAGTGGATCGTTTCAAATAAACTTTCCTACTAATGACGCAAGTAACGCACTAATAAGGATAGCCTAATGGCTTTTAAAATAGAAGATAGAGTAAAAGAGACGACTGTAACAACAGGGACAGGGACACTTACCCTTGCCGCTGCTGTAACTAATTTTGAAAGATTTTCTGCTAATTTATCTAATTCAGACACTACCTACTATGCGATTGTGGATAGCACTAATAATGCGTTTGAAGTTGGGCTTGGTACATATTCTTCTAACACGTTAGCAAGAACAACAGTCATAGCTAGCTCAAACAGTAATAGTGCTGTGAATCTTGGCGTAGGTACTAAAGAAGTGTTTATCACAGTTCCTGCTAGTAAGTTTGTTGTTGAAGACGCTAGTGATAATGTTGCTATAGGAGGCACAGTTACAGCCTCTGCCTTTAGTGGTAGTGGCGCAAGCCTTACAGGTGTTGATGTAGTAAACGACACAAGTCCTCAGTTGGGTGGCAATTTGGATTTGAATGGCAACGATATTGTTACTACATCAAATGCAGACTTAGAATTAGCACCAAATGGAACAGGTCACGTTACTGTAAAAGGTAATACCAACCAGGGAGCTATACAGTTTAACTGTGAGAATAATAGTCACGGTCAGATATTAAAAGCTGCTCCACATTCAGA